CAGCTCCCGAGCGAATATTGCGCGATCTCAAGCACAGAAGGAAATGTTCCGAATGTTACATTTGACTTTTCTTATTTTGACACAAGATTAAGTCTCCTCAACACTTATCCGGAAGAGTTCAAAATCAAATACGATCTCTACCGGAGCAGCTTCCGGTCCGGTGACGGGGTGAGAGGCGTCGGAATACGGAGGTGGATCGAGCTCGATTCTCCAACGTCGTTTGCCATTAAGTGCAACGCGGACATTCTGGACTATGCCCTGCCTCCGTTTGTCGGGATCCTCAGCGACATCTTCGACATTGAAAGGTACAAGGATCTGAAGTTGAGCAAGACGGAGCTTGAGAACTACGCGATGGTGACGATGACCATTCCAATCGATGACGAAGGCAGATGGGGGATCGACCGGGACAAGGCGTATGAATTCTTCCACAACATGGACGCGGTCCTTCCGGATCAGGTAGGCGCCGTTCTGTCCCCGATGCCGGTCGGAAAGATCAGCTTTGAGCGCGCGAACTCGGAAGACGACGACACCGTCGCGAAGGCGGAACAGAATCTGTTCACGGCAGCCGGTGTTTCATCGCAGCTGTTCAGCGCGACGACATCGGCGAACGCGCTGCTTTTGTCCATCAAGGCGGACCAGTCGATCACGTTCGGGATCGTGAAGAGCATTGAAGACGCGATCAATCGATATTTACAGGCGCAGCCGTACGGAAAGCGCTTCCGCGCGAATTTCCTTGACTGTTCTCCCTACAACAGGAAGGAGCTCGGGGAATCGTACCTGAAGGCGGCGTCCTACGGGCTTCCCACGATTTCCATGTACGCGGCCTCGCAGGGGCTCGGTCAGGCGGAGCTTGACAGCATGAGCTTCCTTGAGGGAACTGTGATGGAGCTGCAGAAGATGTTCAAGCCTCTGCAGAATTCCGCGCAGATGTCGCCGGATTCGCTTGAATCCAATGGGGCGACGGACGAGGGCGGCGCTCCTCAGAAGGAAATCGGAGATCTGACGGATTCCGGCGAACAGAGCCGGGAGGACGGAGATGACTGGTAATGAAGAAATTTCTGTACGTGTTCTGCATCGAGGCCAGAGACAGCCTTTTGAGGCGCGGATACAACATGATCAAGGAAGATCTGAAAAACAGGGTCTTCATATTTGAAAGCAAAAGTTGCGTGCCGTTTCCTGACGAAAATTACGCATTCGTCTTTTCCGACACGCTTTCATTCTGACGCCGCTTTCGGCGTCTTTTCAACAGGAGGATGCGATGATTGAGTTTGTTGATAACGTACTTCATATGACATTCGCATCGTCTCTCAGTGACATCTGTTCCAAAAATTCTTCGTTCGACTCCGGGGTATTGCAGATATGCTATCCGGGGAAAAACCGGAACGGATCTTTCTTTGAAAAGGAAGACCTTATACGCTGCATCCCTTCCATGTACAACTGCCCCGTGGTCTGCAACTACGACCGCGAGTCCGATTCGATCGGAGGGCATGACGTGGAACTTGTACGCAAGGACGGAGAACTCCGGATGGTCAACAAGACTGTTCCGGTCGGCGTAATTCCGGAGAGCGCGAGGTATTGGTTCGCGGAACGCGAAGACGAAAGCGGAGAAAAGCACGAGTACCTCTTCACTGAGGCTTTGATCTGGAAGCGGCAGGAAGCCTATGAAAAGATCAAGCGCGACGGTATCGTTTCGCAGAGCATGGAGATCCGTGTTCGCGACGGCGGAATGGAAGACGGTATCTATCGTATCCGCGATTTTGAGTTCACTGCGTTTACGCTGATCGGCGTTGAGCCCTGCTTTGAAGGCGCCTCCCTCACGATGGAGACTTTCTCCGCCGACGAAAAGGAGACGTTTAAACGGGAACTGTCCGAGATGATGCAGGACTTAAAGGATACTTATTCTATGGTCACCCCTTCGGGCGATTCGTCCGAAGATGACAATAAACCCACACAAGATAACACTACGAAAGGAGGAGACGAGGTATTGGAAGATAAAATGAAGCTGCTTGAAGAATTCGGCAAGTCTGTCGAAGATCTTGATTTTTCCATTGAAGATCTGAGTTTTGAAGATCTTCGTGCGCGGCTTACCAGCCTTTGCGCGACTTCGGATGAAACCGGCGAGGAAGACCAGACGGAGCCGGAACATACGGAACCCGAACAGGGCGAAGATGAACCGGAGACCGAGGAGCCCGCTGCAGATCCGGATCCGGAGAATACACAGGAAAACGATCCGGGCACCGAGCAGTTCGAACTGCAGGGCAACCTCAGAGAATGGCTGATCGAGGCCGTTGACGGGCTCGGACAGATTGAGAACGACGGATGGTCGATGCCGCTTTACTGGTTCATCGATTATGACCCCGAAGTCGGCATGGTTTACTGTGAAGGCTCTACGGACTGGAAGGTCTACGGTTTCGCCTATACGATGGACGGAGACCGTGTCGTGATCGACCCAGATTCGAAGAAGCGCATGAAGAGAGAGTTCGCCGAGTTTGAAGGCGGCGAACAGGATTCTGCCGCAGCCGGGCTGTTTGAACTCATGTCCGGCAAGCTGAACGCCAAGTCCGAAGAATACCGGGCTGCCTCCGAAGCGAAGGCGTCCATGGAAACCGAACTTGAATCCCTTCGTCAGTTCAAAGCGGACGTCGAAAAACGCGAGGCCGAGGCGATGAAGGAAAATCTTACAACGATGTTCTCGGATATCGCCGGGACAGACGCGTTCGCCAATCTGATGGAGCGCGCGTCCGAATATTCCTATGCAGAACTTGAAGACAAGTGCTATGCCCTGCGGGGCAGATCCATGCAGACTGCAAATTTCAGTCTGGAAAAGAAGCCCCCGCGGCTTGTTGTCGATAAAACACTGAATGACAACGAAAGCGAACCTTACGGCGGCCTTGTCGCCAGATATCGCGGTGATAACCGCTGACGCGCACGGCGCGTTCCCGCACAGGCGGGCTATTTTATTTTTATGGAGGTAATCCAATATGAGCAAGAATTATGCTGTTGTCCGGACTGACAACATGTCCGGCACTGACGACCGCAGCCAGCTTGTTTCCATCCGGTACATGGGCGCCGACGGCGCAACCCCGACCGCGATTGAAAATGGCAACGTGCTGCTGGTTGGTCTTCCCATCCAGAACGCTGATAACTCTTATGAGCGCGAAATCAGAGTCGGCGCAGCTGTCGCCGCGAACACTCCCCTCAATGAGGTCGTTCTCATTGCTACCCCCGAGCTCCTCTATGACGAGAGACTCAAGGCTCTTGACGACTTCCGCAATGAAGCGGACGGCAAGCCCGCACGCGGCTATCGTCTCCACAACGGCGACCAGTTCTCCGTGACCAAGGGCGCCCTTGACGGCGCGGCCACCCCTGCCATCGGCAATATCGTCGAGCTCAAGGCCGGCACCAAGCTGAACGTCGCTGCGTCCCTCACTTCCAACTCTACGCAGGTTGGCGTGATCACCGGCATCGAGACGGTCGGCCCTTACACCTATTACTGCGTCACCGTCGGCGAGACCGCCTGACGTGACATAACGAAAGAAGGAGGACAACACAATGGAAAACATGAATGAACTTGTCAAGCTCGCTGTTGACGGACATTCCGGGAATGTGGAAAAGTATTCCGTCGAAGATTCCCAGAAGACCATCCGCGAAGCTCTGATCGAGATGAACAACGGTAAGACCACCGTTGACTACAAGTCCCTCCGGAACGGCAAGGGCGAAGAGCTTTTCGCGTTTATCGAAGAGACGCTTGCCGTTACGATCCCGGAAGGCCTGACCGGCGACGAATATTTCAACACCCTCGTTGATTTCCGCAACATGAGACTGGGTGACCAGAACCTCTTCGAAGTGGGCGACAACACCCTCTTCTATGTAGCGGAAGCTGCGGAGGGCACGCAGGGCATCCGCCGCCAGAGACTCGGCGGTGTCACCGAAACTCCCATCAACACCACGCTCAAGATCGTCCGGATCTATGAGGAACTGAACCGCGTTCTCGCGGGCCGCGTTGACTTCAATGAGATGATCAGCCGCGTTCAGAAGTCCTTCGGTCAGCAGATCCTGAACGACATCTACAGTCTTTGGACTGCGGCTACCGCCAACGACCTTGGCGGCGCTACCTACTTCCCGGGCTACACCTCTGCCGGTTCCTACGACGAAGACACCCTGCTCGACCTCGTTGCGCACGTTGAAGCCGCTGCCGGCGGCAAGCCCGCCACGATCCTCTGCACCAAGAAGGCCGCGAGAAATCTCGCTCCCTCCGTTCAGGGCATCGACAGCCAGAGCGACCTCTACAACCTCGGCTACTACGGCAAATTCTACGGCACTCCGGTCGTCGTGACTCCTCAGCGTCACAAGATCGGCACGACCAACTTCGTTCTCGAAGACAACATCTTCACTGTTGTCGCTACCGATCAGAAGCCTCTCAAGTTCGTCTATGAGGGCGATCCGATCATGATCATGAGAGATCCGTTCGACAACGCGGACCTGACTCAGGAATACGTCTACGGCGACAGATGGGGTCTCGGCCTCGTGCTCGCCGGCAACACCGGTATCGGCCGCTACAAGATTTCCGGCTGATCATAAACAAGGAATGAAAGGATATAACAATGGCTTCGAATTCCACAAAAAAGACCTCCAAAGAAAATAACACTGCAGAACAGAAGACGGCCACCGATCCGGTTATTGAAGAGCGGGCCGGATCGGCTTCTGAACCTGTTGAGGAAGAAAAGCCGACACCTCTGGAAGGGCCTGCGGCTAAGCCGCGGCGCGAGGAAAAGGTCGATGAGGCGCAGTACGTAACGGTTCGGAACGGATTCCACGGAGCTCTTGTTTACATCAGCAGCCGGACAGGGGAACGGTTTAACTGGCCGGAATACGGGGATGAACAGGAGATGGAACTGCGAGAACTCAAAGGCGCAAAATCGAGCCAGAAGGCTTTCTTTACCGAAAACTGGTTTTTGCTCGACGACTGGGTAATTCAGTACCTTGGCGTTGAGGCCTACTATAAGCACTCCGCGGACCGACATGAGCTTGATCACCTCCTGAAGGCCGCGCCAGACAAGATCGCATCAGAAATCGCGCAGATGAGTCACGGACAACGGGAGGCCATCACATATCGCGCGAAAGAAATGATCAAGAGTGGGGAGATTGATTCCCTGCGCACTATTACTGCGCTTGAGAACGCACTCGGCGTTGAACTGATCGAGAAGTAAGGAGGCTATGATGGTTTCCTACGATACTTTTATTGAAGCGTTTCTTGCCAAAATCACAGAATATGACTTCCTGTCGCTGCCCGAAAAGAACAGAACGGAAATTGTCGACGGGTTCTTGAAACGGGCTGTGTCAGAGTTCAAACGGAACTGCAAGTATGATTTGTTTTCGACGGCAAACGATGAGCTGCGCGCCTATGAGGTATTTGTTGATGAGGCAGACCTCGACGAGCTCGTGGATATCGTCTCCGACGGGATGGTTGCAGAATGGATGAAGCCGTTCCAGTTCAATCAGGATCTCTTGCAGAACGTATTGAACACGAGAGACTTCACAACATATTCGCCTGCCGAACTTCAACTGCGTGTCGGGAACGCACGTAGGCAGGCTCATGCCGACTTCATTCAGAAGATTCGGGAATATAGTTACAATCACGGCGATCTCACGGTACTGCACATATGATCGACACGATTTACGGCGTACCCGTTGATGAAAAGCATATTGCCGGGTACTTCTCCTCTCTGGTGAATCGAGTGTTCAAGATTCTCCCGATCAGAGAGCGGGAAGAAAACACACTGCCTGTGTACCTTGACAGTCTGACGATGGAGCTGATGGGGTGCAAGAGCCTGTTCCCGCGGTTGAGCGAGGACGGGTCTTACATTTCCCTGCTCTCCACGATCCGATATATCCACGATAATCCGGACCTGCCTCTCCCCACCGTGCGGCGAGAGGTATTCCGCGCGATATCCGTCTGCAAGAAAGTGGGCGAACATTACGCTGATGTATATACGGAGGTGGATGAGTGATGGGTGTATGGGATACATATGAAATGAGAAGCGCGGCGCGCGGCCGCACGGCCCGCTCCGCTTCTCTGAACAGGGAGGTTTCCTATCTGCGAAGGAAGCTCCCGGACAATCTGTCGTACAACGAACATGTTCCGATCGACGGGGTCGAGCAGAATGTTGCCATTATCAATTCCGACAACCTGAATGAGAAAATGATCTATTCCCTCCCGGGAGAAGATATCGTACACGGCGGGCTTGTGGAATGGATGGACAACCGGTGGCTCGTGACGGAGCGGGACGCGAATACGACGTTATACACGAGAGCGAGAATGGTGCAGTGCAACCATCTGCTGAAGTGGGTCGACGATTTGGATATGATTCACGAGCAGTGGTGTATTGTCGAAGACGGCACGAAATACCTTACGGGGGAATATGAGGATAGAAACTTCGTAGTGACGCGCGGCGACTCGCGTATTGCCGTTACGATCGCACGGAATGTCAGCACGGCAAAGCTCGGGCGCGAGAACCGGTTCCTGATCGACGATCCGGAAACCGGGTTCATGCTTGCTTATCAGCTTACAAAACCCCTGAAAATGGGGTGGACATACAACAACAGGGGCGTCTACAAATTCGTCATGCAGGAAGTGCAGACGACGGCGGACGACAATATATACATCGGGATCGCGGACTACTACAAGCACTTCCCGATCGTGCCGCCCGTCGAAAATCCGGTGACGCCTGAAGGGGAGAAGGTGTGGCTCTGATGGATCAGCTTGAATTTCTGTTCCCATATAAAAATCATCTCATGAGAGATCTGCTGACGCACGAAAACATCCGTCGGCTGCTCAGCGACGACGCCACATCGATTCCTGCTGCGGACGACCTGATGTACAAACAGGTCTTCCCTTATGAATATGTACCGGAGACGGTGCAGGAGGGCATGACGTTTATCTGCTCCGACGTGGATGTGTCCATGTCAGAGGGCACGACGTTTCTTTATCCAACGCTTTATGTCTGGGTGTTTACGCACCGCAGTCTGCTGCGCCTTCCGGAAGGTGGTGTTCGGACGGACGCGCTCGTTTGCGAAATCGCACGGACAATCAACGGCAGTCGTTCCTACGGGCAGGGCGAGCTTACGCTCTACGGGCTGAAACGATTTGCGCCGATGACGGACTATCAAGGGAAATGCATGATCTTCAAGACGAAGGACTACAACCATCTATATAATCCGAAACGGAGCGTGCCGGAAAACAGAAGGACTGGCTGATGCCCTCTCTCGACCTGCTTTACGAAAGTGAAATCCGCATCAATGACAACATCCGGGTGATGATACCGGACGTCGGCACGATTTTGAAACACGAGAGCGATTACTACCGCCTCGTGTCCGTTTTGACGTCCGTCCCATACGACATGATGGTACAGCTGGACGACATCGGGATCGACTTCTCGGAGATCGACGACTATGAATTGTTTTTACTGCTGTTTTCCGGTTTAAAATCGGAAGACACCAGTCTGATCTTCGGGGATCTCGACCTGTCCGGATTCAACGCCGAAATCAATGAAAAGAACGGCACCATCATTCTCAGAGATCCGGGGACCGGAGTCGTGATCGATCGCGGGATTTTCACGAGTATCGCAAACAGTCTGAGAATCATTCACCACCTCGAAAAGACAAGAAAGCAACCGGGAAACGAGGATGCGAAGAAATATCTGATTGAACGGGCCAGAAAGAAGATGGCCCGCAGAAGATCCCGGAATACAAGATCGGAGCTTCAATCTCTGATTATTGCCATGGTAAATACAAGCGAATTCAAATATAACTACGAGACGGTCAAAGACCTCTCGATCTATCAATTCAATCAAAGTGTTCACCAGATTCTAAGAAAGACCGATTGGGACAATCGGATGCACGGCATATATGCCGGCACTATAGACGCGAAGCAGCTCAAGGAAGAAGACCTGAGCTTCATATCGCGCAATTAACATCATAAAACATTCGCCGCCTTTACAGTCGGAGGGCAGACACCTATACACTGTTAATCGGGATACGGCGAAAACAAGGAGGATTATAGTATGACTGTTAATGACCTTGCTATTACCAGCCTTGAGACAATCACTGTATTCAAGGCTTCTGACGGCGATTACATGTTTACCCTCGACGAACTCCAGAACGCTACCATTTCTCAGTCTCAGGAGTCCACCGATATCACGGGTAAGGCCGGCAGAAAACTCTCTACCCTCAAGCGGAATAAGACCTTCTCGATCTCCGCTTCCAACGGCCTTGTTTCCACGGGCCTGCTTGCCGCTCAGACCGGCGGTGAACTTAATTCAGAAAACACCACGGTGAACTGGACCGAAGAGCTTTCCGTAAACGCTTCTCATAAGGCGACCACCACCTACAAGGCTGTCGGAACCGCTGGCGCCGAGATCAAGCATCTCTACATCAAGAACACGGACGGCACACTCGGCGCAGAGCTTGTGCAGGATTCGACCGCTTCCACTGGTAAGTTCGCCTATAACACCACGAGCAAGGAGATCACCTTCCACACCGATGTCGCCGAGAATACCGGCATCTTCGTGATCTACAACCGTCTGATCGCTGCGGATCACCTTGTCGTTGACGACGACATCGCCGACGTGAAGGTTGAAATCTTCGTCGATGCGATCGCGGAGGACAAGTGCGCGAACCAGTATCATCTCCAGATCCACATTCCGAAGGCCGATATGTCTGCGGAGTTCTCTCTCGACATGGGCGACAACCAGGCGATCCACTCCTTCCAGGCGGACGCCCTCGCCGGCAAATGCGGCGTTGGCGGCAACTTCTGGGAATGGACCGTGTTCGCTGCCAATGCGGCAGACGCCTCTTCCACCTAAGGAATAAATGCCGAAGGCAATTAAAAAGTGCAGGGTGTGCGGCAAGGAATATGAAGCCTGCCGCACATTCCGTTATGACGGAATTTTCCGGTGGCAGGATGTTGCCTGCTGCAAAGAGCACGGAAGCCAGTACCTCGCCGAGGTTATGGCAGCGCGCGAGAGGGAAAACAACGCCGTCAAGACGGATGACCCCAAAACTGAATGAGCTAAGGCTGTGTTTCCTTCGGAGCACAGCCTTTCTTTTTTCTCAGGAGGAAATGTGAAAGAACTGAAACTGACATCTCCAATTCCTCCGTCCGTCAATCATTATCTCGCATACCGGGCGATCATCAAGAACGGAAAACCGATGGCGATGTCCTATAAGACACCGGAGGCGGTGAGGTACCAAAAGAATTTCACGGAATATGTCCGTGCGGAGTGTGAGCGTCAGGGGTGGACGGACGGCCCGGAAGCAACACATCATTTTTACGCAGACACGGTATTCTACTTTCCGCAGATCGATCTTGACTGCAACAACTATTTCAAGGTGATGCTTGACGCCATCACGGACGCAGGCACGGTCTGGGCGGACGACAACATCGTCTGCGAACGCGTTATGGGAATCTACTACGACAGCGCAAATCCGAGAATCGAGGTCGTGATTCATCCGGTCGACTATATCGGAATATTTGAGGACAGCGCTCATCTCGCAGAGTTTGAGGCGAGGTGCGTCGGGTGTAGACGATACACACGAAATTGCAGTATTCTCAGAAAGGCGAAAGAGGGGAGAATACAGGAAGAGATTAGGGACGGCGAATGCAGCCGGTATATACAGATCAAATAAATTGAATTAAAGGAGAATATCATGGCAAAAAATAATGAAGTAAAAGTTTCATTGGCAGAGGCGAAGAGAATCCTGAAGGATGCTTCGGACCAAAAGAGTCTGATATGGGAGGACCTTGAGATCAAGGTCCGGCCGAATTTAGACATGAAGGACATGCGCGTGTTTGTTCAGGAGTGCATCAATAGCTGCTTTACGGATGACGGAGACTACATGCCGGACGCGGAAGATTTCGCGATCCGCATCAACATCATTGAGAAGTATACAAACCTCTCCATGCCGTCCGATCTGAAGATACAGTATTTGCTTGTATATAACACCGACATCATCAGCCGTATCGTAGATCTGATTGATCCGGCGCAGTTTGATGTGATCAGGGCGTCAATCGAGAGGGGGGTCCGGTATCGCGCGTCAGCGCATATCGAAGGCATGACGCAGAAGCTGAATGAAATTTACGCAACAGTGCTTGCGATTATCGACGACTTTGACACAAAGTTCGGAGAGATATTCGGAGCTATCAGCGCAGATGACATGAAACTCATAATGAAAGGAATTTCGGAGATAGGCGAGCTGGACGAGGGCAAGATCGCCAAGGCATATATTGAGTCGACGAGGAAGGATAACGCTCCCGAAACAGACGCTCCTCCGGACACGGTAGAATAACCATGGCACAAATCAACATGGAGTCCATCAAGAAGAAGGTTAATGATTACGCAAAATCAGCAGATGGCAAAAAGAGGATAGAAGATAAGGTCGAAGAGATTCGGCTGAGCAGTGACGGAAGAACAGCCAGCGGGGATTATATTACGACGATCATGGATATGAGGTCTGCTACCAGATTGATGAAATCGGAGTTGATTCACAGCGCACAGACGGCAGGACTCCCAGATTCTGTTATGGACCATGTTGATGTTGATCCTATGGGTATGAGCGAGCCGGTAAAGGTGCGCAACGGTCATTACTATACAAGCCTTACGTTTGCCGATGGGGAGCGCTATAAACTATACAGACCGTCGCTTGAAATCGTGAAAAACGGTTCTCCAACAGGAAAGAGAACCGGTGATGGGATCGATAATATTGTCGCACTGTTCAACAACGGTTATAATGCGGACAAGCAGGTGCTCGGTCTTTGGGCGGGACACGAGGATCTTGGGATCGTCGGAAGCAGGGTGAGCCGAAAGGGGTTGCTGTTTATGCAGGATGCCGTCAGAAATTTCAACAGAAAATTCGGGCATATATATCGTGTTACGGCCACGCTGGACGATGAATATGAGTCCGGTTACTCTATTGGCGAAGAATAAAATGAAGAACACAGCCGTATAGGCGGCGTTTTATATATAGGAACGGATTGATATGAGACAATCCTTCCTTTTATTATTTCACGGGGAAGGAAGGTGAAATCATGGCTGATATACATTTACTATTTGACGTAGAAGGCGGGGAGAGTTTATCCGGAGCCTCAGGTCGTGAAATAGAGAGACAGCTTACACAACTTGTCTCCAATATCAATAAAACTCCTTTTGGAATCAAATTCGAGGCCGACGAGAGTTCCCTGAAAGCTATCAAGGACGCCTTCTCGGACCTTCACAAGAGCATTGGGAATAACGGCGTAATCAAGTTCGATACGCCGAATCTGTCTGATATTTCGAAGACGCTCTCTGCAATCAGTGAAAACTTCAAGCATGTGCTTGTGGGCATCGGGAATCAAAATCTTCAGCTCAAGCAGATTTTTGATGCGATACCGAGCGGAGGAGACAGCTCTGTAAAATCACTCAGCAGAGTAATTGAACGCATCGAAGAGCTTACCAGCGTGATCGACGGCTTGAGTGCGTCGGTTGATGAGATCAACCGGAAAGGCGGGCAGGATGGCGCAATCAATTTGAACCTTGTCAATGACGGGGCGATCAAACAGAGCGAGGAACGGTTAAATGCATACCGCGAGTATTTACAGGTTCTTCTTCGCGAGTTTGAACAGGCGCAGGCGGTATATAATCAAATCATGTCGAGCAATACCGGATCCGGTGCGAGAGCGGCGTTTGACGCAAGCGCAGTTATTGAGAGCGATAAACAACTACGGGCAACACTGAACAACTTCAACTACAAGGCGATGTCGGACAGCGTTTCGTTTATGGATCTCGATCAGGTCAAGGCATACGTAAACATTTACTCGTCCATGCTGACTACGTTGTCGAGCATCCAGTCCAGAAGTAAGCAGGTATTCGGCGACATTAACACCGCCGGTATTGAGGATGCGAGAAAGAAAGCCGAAGAGGCCACAACGTCGATTCAGTCTATTGACGACACGCCTGCTGGCGGACAGTCCGGATTGTTTGAGCATCTCGAAAAGGTCAAGGAGGCTATTGAGACTCTCCGAGAGCCGTGCAATGCGGTAAAGACGGAAATCGACAAGATTTTCACGTTTGATAATGTGGATCTGAGCGGAGAGAATGTACTTGTCCAAAAGGTCAGAGAGATGTGCGAACAGCTCGGCGCAGAGTTTGACGGGCTGAGAGAAAAGATCGCAACGACGTTTAATTTCAGCGACATCAATATCATTCCGCCGGATGTGACGAAAACAATATCTGAGCTTTCGAATATTGGAAAGACCGCTCCTGTTGGAGGGGTAACCGGTCTGACACAGAACGATATAGTAAGCAATATCAGATCGCAACTTGGGACTGATGGTGCGAGGGCGTCGGAAAGTTCGCTTGTGCGCCTTGGTGTTAGTGCGGCCGAGGCGAAAAAGATTGCGTCCGATCTTATTGCTGTGAGCGGAACCATCACCGAAGTTACGGCGGACACCATAAAATTCGCAGATGACACCGCAGACGGTTTTGAGATTACTGCAAAAGCAGTTGATGAGCTTGGGAACACAATCCAGAGCAAACTTATTTACCGCTTACAGGAAGTTGAAGATGAGGCTGGAGAGGCCGTACGGTCCCTTGAGCTCATCAAAGAGCGCGACAGGGTTAAGGTCAGTTATGATAAAACGGCATCGAATCCATATGGGCTATCCGATGAAGACCTGGCCGTTTGGGATGAATGGAACAAGGCGCACGAAAAGCGAATCGAAGAGATTGATCAAGAGAACAACGCCATTGAGAGACAAAGGCAGCATATTCAGGCACTTGAAGAAGAGCGCGATAGACTTGGGAAGCAGTCTTTTGAGCGTTGGGACGCCGATGAAGAAGCAAGGGGTATTGCAGACGTTGACTCCGCATGGTCTGAACACATTAAGACAATAGAGGCATACACGGAGCAGATCGATAAAGATAATATCGCTGCGGAAAAGCATAGAAAAGAGCTTCAAGCACTTGAGGATGAATATGATAGGCTCGGAAAGCAGTCTTTTGAGGCTTGGGATGCAAATGAAGATGCCAAGGATGAAGAAGAACTTGCACAGGCTATCAAGCATGTAACTGCGGCAAGAGAAGAACAACAGTCTCTTGAAGAGGGCATGGCACGTGCACGCGATGCTGCGACCGCAAACGAACGCAGAAGGGCGGAGGCGGAAGCAGAGAATGCACGCAGGCAGGAAGAAGCTATTCTTCGAGAGCAAGAAGGAGCAAGAAAACTCGAAGAAACCTATAAAGATCTAAGTTTGTCCATGTCAAGGGCGCTTGACGGATCAAACAAAACGCTGGCGGATATCCCGGCGGAAAACGCAGGACGAATCCGTGAATATGCGGAGCGTTTGGACTCTCTGCATGCTGCATGGCAAAACGGCGAGTTGACGCAGAGAGAATACAGAATCGGGCTTGACGAATTATCCAAGGCGTTTCAGAGAGAGGCGACTGCGGCGAGGGATACGATAGCGGCCGAAAGGCAGACGGAAAAGACATCTCAGGACTCACTGGAGCTTCGCAGACGGATCAATCAGGAGATAAGCAACGCCACGAAGCTGCTGCGTGATTACAGCCAAGCAAACTCATCTGGGAATGCGACATCCAAAACAGCTTACAAAGATATTCAGGTTCAGATCGGTGCTCTTGAGGAGTTAAATCGTCAACTTGAGGCCGGGGCAATAACTCCAAGGGAAGCTGCCGCAGCTTTTGCCGATTATACAAACAAACTCGAAGAAAACCGTAGGGTCATCCGGCAGAACGGCGACGATCACATGACGGCGTTTGGGAAGATCGGGAGGGCGATCAAGACGCACCTTTCAACCCTTACGGCGACAGCATCCATCGGTACGGTGATGCGCTACATCAGGGAGATGGTCGAGGCGGTTCGAGACATCGACACCGCGATGACGGAGCTGAAGAAGGTCACAGATGAGACGGACGCGCGTTATGTTAAGTTCCTCGATGATGCCGCTGTGCGTGCGAAGAACCTCAGCGCGACGATCTCCGACACGGTGACGGCGACGGCTGATTTCGCGCGGCTCGGTCTTTCGATCGATCTGGCGGAACGGGCTGCGGACGCCGCTATTGTATACAAGTCTGTCGGCGACGATATCAACACGATCGATGATGCGGCTCAAAGCATTATTTCCACAATGAAAGCGTTCGGCATTGAGGCAGAAGATTCGATGTCGATTGTTGATAAATTCAACGAGGTGGGCAACCGATTTGCCATTTCATCCGGTGGTATCGGCGAGGCCTTGACTCGCTCTGCCTCTGCGATGCATACAGCAAATAATACGCTCGAAGAGACGATTGGTCTGGCTACAGCTGCTAATACAATTATTCAAAACCCCGCGTCTGTTGGTACGACGCTCAAGACCGTATCAATGTACATTCGCGCGGCAAAGACTGAGCTTGAACAAGCGGGTGAAGAAACGGATGGAATTGCCGAGAGTACCGCGGAGCTCAGGGATTTGATTATGCAGATAACAAGAGGTGCTGGAAAAGCTGTCGATATTATGGCAGATGAAAACACCTTTAAGTCAACCTATCAAATTCTTAAAGAAATCTCGGAAGTATGGGATAATATCGAAGATAAAGAACAGGCAGCTCTGCAGGCAAAGTTAGGCGGCAAAAGAAACGCAAACGCCATTGCTGCTATCCTTGAGAATTTTGAAATTGCCGAGCAGGCAATGGAAACGGCTGCAAACTCTGCCGGGTCTGCGATGAATGAGCTTGACAAATACCAGCAGTCTATTGAAGGACATATTGTCCGGCTGAAGACCGCGTTTCAGGATCTTGCACAGACGGTGATCGACAGCGAGGCTTTAAAGACCGTTATCGATATGGGTACCGGTATTCTGGAATTCCTTACAAAGTTAATCAAACTGATTGAGAAACTCGGCGGGTTAAAATCTGTAATCACGGTACTTACGGGCGCGAAAATACTAAGCGTCGCCAATTCCATGGGCGGAGTGTCCGGCGCTCTTTCCGGTCTTGTCAACACATTCAAGGCTTTGTCTCCCGCGATTTCATCTGCCACGACACTCGGCCACGGATTCACGCAGGGGCTGATCACAATGGTAACATCTGCGATCAATCCAGTTACAATCGGAATTGCAGGCATTACGGCGGTCCTGACTATTGCCATCGGTCTTTACGAAAAGGAAAAGAGGGCACAAGAAGAGGTCAGGCAAAAGACGGTCGAATCCTCAAAGGCAGCAAAGGAACACAGCAGTAAGGTTGCCGATCTTATCAGGAAATATGACACCCTTACGAAAGAGGAGAAAGATAACGATAAAAAGTCTGATGAGTGGCTTAGCACCAGAGAAGAACTACTCAAAGCTCTTGGTCTTGAAGAACAGGCAGTAGACCGTGTTACTGGCGAGTATAAAGAGCTCACCGACGCCATGATAAAGAATAAGGCTGTCGCTGATCTTTTGAAGGATAGACGAGACATACAGGACGAGTTTAATCAGGCAGAAAGAGATCTAATAGAATCGGCCAGTGGCACGATAACAAATCCCGATACTGCAAACCTTATCAATATTACCGGAAGTGGCAAGCGTGGGGCCCTTACTGATAGAGAAGCAGAGGCTATCTCGAATATGCAGAGGCTTGGCCTAATCAGTGGTATTGCAGAGTTTGGCAATAAGCTCAATAGAAACTACGAGCTTATCGGTAGCGACAACTTAGAAACTGTAGAGGGCGTGTTGGACGCACAGGAGCGCCTTGGTAAGGTGCTCGACTATTTGAACACTGTCGGTCTTGAGAATTCCTCTATATACTCGGATGTATATGAAGTATATTCTCGCATGACAACTGCGGTAAATAATTATACCACGGTTTCAAAGGAACTCAATGATAACCTTATTAATACCGAATACATTCAAAAAGTAATTGGTAATGAACTGCCGCAAACCGCCGAAGAGTTCGACGCGCTCCGGGACAGCATGATCCAATCGATTGCAAAATCCGGCAAATTCGTCGGGAGTGTTTACGAAATTGGTGAGGTTCTGGATGAATTACTTGGCAAAGACGAGCGGTTCTCCGAATTCCTTTCTGTTCCGAGTGAGATTGTAGACGCGGATGTCGCGGCTGTCGATGCAATATCTGCAGCAATCGCGGAATATACGAAAAAGATCAGTGTGCTGAGATCTGCATGGAACGAATTCGAGAAGAATGGTGTTATTTCCACCGAGACACTTTTGAATATCAATGAGATATTCGGGGAAGAAAACAAGCTGATCGAGATCCAGAACGGAAAACTCTCTCTGAACACAGCAGAGGTTGAAAAGCAGGCCACGGCACTTCGTGACGAATACGGCATGCGGATCGCCGTTGCCGGCGCCACCGAAGAGCAGATCAGGATGATCGACAATCAGATCGCAGCCTTCCATACTGTGGCGGAAGCGGTTGAAGACCCGATATCTGCAATGAGCGAGCTATCCACGCTTCTCGGGAAAATGAATGAGGGCGTTGAGCTCAGCAAGGACGAGGCTGTGAAGCTGATAAAGCAATATCCGCAGCTTCGGGACAAGATATATGAAACCGCAAACGGGTATCGCGTTGAGACGGCAGCAATTCAGGAACTGATCCGGGAAAAGTCAAAGCTACTCAATCTGAACGATCAAGAGGCGAGAATCGAATCCGCCAAGAATACGGTATCTCAAAAGAACAGCAAGAGTGCTGATAAAGCAGATGCC